GTTTTTCATAAATGCCTTTTCTTGTAATGAATGTGATAAATTTTTCACATAACTAACAAATTCTTCCATTGCATTTATTTTTCCTTGTTCAGGATTAGTTGCCGAACCTTCTCCGAAAGACACAGGGTGAAAACGACACATATCTAAGTAAGATCGTATAAGTTGATCTTTAGATAATTTTTCTTCGTCAGCTAAATCTCTATACTTTAAAAGGTTTTTTGCTAACTGGTTTGAATCCAACCCATGTTTGTTCTGTTTAATTAATTTGTAAACCGCTTCTTTTAACATAGAAGGAGTATGACCTCTAGCAGTTACAATTGCAAATATTGATCCATTATTAATAGCCTCCACAAAATCATCCCATGCCGGTCCTGTTGGAGCGGTCATTGAGTCCTTTAAAAATTGTTTGTCACCCAACACACCAAAATCCCTGAAAGGTTCCTTATCAAAGGATACTATGGTATGTCCTTCATATTCAAAAGGTTCTTTACCAATTTCAGTTCTATATTCCGCAAAATCTTCAGTTGACATTCCAACACTTTTACCCTTATCATCTTTAAGGTATATCTTTGTTGGCATAAACATAAGATTATCATCCCAGTCAAACGCATAATATTTCATTACAGGTGTTTGATTATCCTGTATAATTTCGTTAATAATTTGTTTGACAATAACTTTATGATAATTTTTCATACATTAATAAATATTAGGAAAATAAAAAAAGGGGAACGAATTCCCCTTTTCATTAAATTTAATTATCTGATTAGATATTATCAAACGATGCTCCTGTTGGAGTGATGTAGAATGTTATATCTATGAACTCTAAAGAACGAGTTGGTTTGATATAGATTTTACCTACTAATTGATTTCTATCTAAGTCTTCAGTGTCACTTGAAACCGTAACTCTAAAGTCGTATAAACCTCTGTCTCTTCTGATAGCATCTAAGATCGGATTAACCGCATTTAAGAAGTCTTGTCTTACTTGTTCGTCGTTTTGATCAAACAACAATCTCACAGAAACTGCTGAAATCAATTTACGAGCTTGTAATAATAATCTTCTTACGTTGATTCTATCAAGTGCAGATTCTCTAACTTGAAGAGTCTTATTACCCCAAATTACCGTACCAACATCAGAGAAGGTTGCGATTGGGTTGATTCTTCCTTGGTAAAGAGTATCTCTATCTTCTTGAGTCAACTTCTTACGAGCTTTGATTGAGTTTACAATACCTCTTGTGTAACCTGCTGCTGCGAACCATGGGAATGCAATGTTATCGGTCAATGCCAAGTTTCTTGTCACCTCAGCCGTTGCTGGGATGTAGATTTGCGTATTGTTCACACTATCACGAGTTAATACCCATGGGTAGTAAGTTGCCGTGTAGTTAGAGTCAATTCCTGTTTGTTCTAAGTTGTCAACCGCTTCTTGTGGGTAAATTAATCCATCACCACCTGTAGTTGTTGGTAAGAACAAGTTGTAGTCAGGTGTTGTTGTGATATACAATGAGTCAGCTCTGTTGTTTTCAATCATATCAATTGTTGATTCAACTAAGTCACTATTGTTTACATAGTCAATACCTGGAGATACAAATACATTGATGTTAACCGCCTCAGGATTAGAGAATGTTTGGATTCCTAATAAGTAAGCGTAGTAGTCAGTATTTGCAAAACTTTGTGTTCCATCACCGATTGAGATCTGTTTAAATGATCCCCATCCTGTTGCGGTTGGGTATCTTGGTGAAGGACAAGCTCCATTCAAGAATCCAGTTCTACCTAAAACATATCTGTCTCCGTTTGTTCTGTATTCTCTATAGATATCCCATCCATCAAAACCACCATAGAACATTGTTGTGAATTTTCTTGAGTAAATTCTGTAATATGGACTTGTTTCACTTGTAGGTTCTTGTTGGAATGTAGCATCACCAACATAGTATTTAGGTGTTCCACTTGTTGCAAATGCCGGTCCTATTTCAATAACACTAGCGTCTTTATCCATGTGGAATCCTCTTGTTTGATAACCCCATTCAACTCCATCAACATTACATAAGTCAATTGGAGCACGTTTTCCTTTGTATTGGAAGAAGTCAGTATCAAATCCAATGTTGTTAGAGAAACCTAAATAAGTTCTTCTAACGTTATCACCATTTGATCTGATGGAATCATCGTTACCGTTTGTAAATCCGAACGGTGGGTTATATACAACTTCACCTGGGAAATCATATTTAGTTTTGTAAACAGGGAATGGAGGTGTAACACCATCGTACTCTCTGAATGTGTATCCGTCAAAACCACAAGGTAATGAATCAACAGGTGCATCTTCATTCATCTCAACCATTACAAATTTAGAGTTCAATGCGTATTCTCCGTCTAAAGATCCGATTTTTTTACCGATGAAATTATTTTGACTTGGGTCCATACTACAACTTGTAAATTTCTCTAAAACTGTTGGGTTAGCATCTGAATCATAGTAATCTCTTACAATTACATCAAACGTTCCATTGGAGAATGACATATTGAAAAGTGAAACTTTAATTTCAGAGTTTGCTGAATTACCATCAGAAATTGAGTAGAACTTGAATAAGTTAAATACTTTTGTACCTCTTAACTCAGAAACAATCCAAGGAGTACTTGGTGATTGGTATCTATCTAAGTACCATCCAATACTATCTTGTTGTCCACTTTGTGCTGAATCTAACGCTATTAATTCTGAACTCAAACCTCTAATGTATCCTTTGTTCCATCCGTAGTTTAATAACGCTTGGAATCTTTCCTCTAAGAATAAAGGAACATTTTTTCTTGGTTTTTGGAAGTTAGTTGCTCCGAATACTTTAGAAATATATTGAGAATCTGAAGTTGCGAATGAAGTTTCAAACGTAAATGAAGTACCTTCATCATTTGTAACATTGATTAAAAATGGTAAGTAAGGGTTTTTAGTAACACCTGAATACTGACCACTCATATCTATAGTAACATGATTAATGTCTGTTACTTCAAATACTGGGTTTGTAGAGTCCTCATATGTCGCAATACCTCTTGATCTTAATGTACCAACAACTAAATTATCGTACTCAGTGTAAGATGTACCTGTGTAATAATAAATTGTTCCATTAATAGTACCTGTATAACAATTGTTATTAACCGCAGTTGGTGTAGGTGTTGGTGACGGCATTGGTGTTGCCGTAGCACATGGATTAACCGCTGATGGTGTAGGAGTTGGAGTTGTTGCGACTGTTGTTGTTGTAGTTACCGGTATTAAAGTCAAATCATCAACATATGCAAAGAATGAGAATCCTGAATAACTATTGTTACCATTGTTAGAAAACAATGAATAATACCAAGGATCGTTGAATGGTGACGTATAATCAGTCAAAGTACTTGATACTGAAGGTACACCATAAACATTAGTTTCATTTGTGAAAACTGTTGACAATGTATCGTAGTCAGGACCGTATATAGAACCAAAATATTCAATTGTGTTAGTTTGTGCGGTTAATGGATTAGCATCTGTTAATACATCAGAAATCAAATTATTGATTTGGGTTTCTAATGTTGATGTGTTACCATTGAATTGCTCAAAAGGAACAGTTAAAAGATTTTCAATTTCATCAGGGAAATTAGTTACATAACTAATTGACGCTTGTGAGTTTGAACATCCCGTAAATTCTACAGTATAGTTTAATGTTTTATAATCTGCCGGATCACAATAAGGTAAACAATCTACGATTTGTGGATCTTCACAATAAAAGTCAATCGTATTAGGATCAACATTTGCTTGTGTTATAATAGACCATGATGGTCCCGCATCATAACCTGAAAGACCTAAGATTCTTGTTACGAATAATTGATTAGATTGTTGTAAATATGATTTAGCGATGTAAGCCGCCTCATACTTAGGGATTTGTGTGTTCACAAATTTTTCAGCGGATGTACCACCGAAATACGTTTGAAATTCCTCATAATTTTTGATGAATATCGGTTCAAAAGCCGGACCCTTTAAAGTTTCACCTGCAATACCTAATGTGGTAACCCCCACACTTTGTGCTACAAAACTTAAATCCACTTCAGAAGTATAAACACCAGGTGATACGAATACTTTACCGTTAGTTGCCATAATTTAGTTTATTTTTGTTTTTAATTTTATTTATTATATAAATATTGATAATTCGGGGAAAAACTTTACTTATTCTAAACTATTTATATTTTGGTATGATTTTATTCTGCCTTTTTTCTACCTATGGATAAAGATACTAAGAAGATAAAAAACTTGAAGATTTCAGTTGAATCACATGATGCTTTAAAGAAGTATTGTGATAAACGTGGTATTAAAATGTATCGGTTTTTGGAAAACCTTATTTTTGAGAAATGTAAGGAGAAAAAAGATATATACGGGGAAGATTAAAGTAACTCTTCGTTAAATACTATTGACGATGGTTGTCCACCGATTTTTTTATCAATTATAATTTTAATAACGTCCCCATTATTAACTTGTATTTCATTTATATCATCACCATAATAATCATCATTAATGAATACAGAATAGGTTTCAACATTATCACTATCCATGAATCTCATGTTTACGGTATAACGAAACGTTTCTTCCCTTTCTATTTCAATATCCGAATAATTAAATGTTGCGGTTGGGGGTAAGTTAGGTACTTCCTTTTTAGGTTTTCTTTTTTTGATTTTACTTTCAGTTTCGTACATTTGAAATATTCTTGTAACTGCAGGTTGTACCTCAAACTCATCTTCATCTATTAAGAATCCCATCATTGTGAAACTATATTTTTGAATGTATACTTTTCTCTTTTCCAAATCCAAAATTGATTCATCGGAAATGTCATCATTAATAATTGGAATGTAGTGACCTTTTATTGTTTGATAGGATTGTCTTGAAGCAAATTTTTCTAATACAATTTGGTTGAATTTATTTAATTCTCTCATTCTATTACAAACAATTGCGACCGTATATTTTATATCTACAGGTACAGGTTGTGGTATCTTGTAAATATCCATACCATGACGTTGTCCATCAAATGTTGGTACCTTAGCGTAGTAATACAATCTTCTGTTTGGAATATTGTACATAACCGCAGGGTTATTACCATATTTCACTTCAGGTGTTCTGATCACCGTGATAAATGGTGGTTCAACATTCTTATCAATATTTTCAAAGTCCCATGTCTCAACAAACTGAGCCCAATTCTGTGTTGTGACTAAAACATCAACCATAGGTACGGTTTTTCCCTCAACAACAGTTTTTAATCCGTCTTTAACAAAATCTAAAAACCCTCTATCTAAATCTGCGTGTAATAAACTTTTGGGTAAATAAGTTCCATCTTCTGAAATCATATCAGCAATCTCGTGTCTTCTAGGAAGAAGTGTCTTCTTAGGTATTAACGATATGTCTTTCTTAATTTTTTTAGGTAACCCCATGTTAGTTTATTAAAAATATTTTATCTTTAATGTTAATCATTTCAATTTCATTTGCCTTATAAATTGGTTCTTCAGTACTTTTGATTACGAAGGAATCGTATTTGTAAGGATTATATGTTACTACTTCATTTGACTCAGGTTGGGGAATATCTTCACAAGGGAACTCACAATAATCATCTAAATGACCAATTACAAATGCGTGTACATTTTTTCTTTGTTCATCTCTAACTTTTTGTTTACCACCCTTTCTTACTCTAAATTCAACATCACTTAATCTTAAATAGTCAGCCTTTAACATAACAAGTCCTTTATATGTGACAGAAAAAGTATGTCTGTGTAAGTCATAATAACACATAACTTTTTTGCCGATTAAATCGTTAATATTATTTTTTAACAACTCTTCCTGTTCTTCAGTAATTATTATTCTCATAATCCTCTAAATTCATTTGGACCAACAGGTGATCCCATTATTGTTCTATAAAAAGGTTTATACCCTTTATAAGTATGTTTTATATCTGAAGTGACACGACCATCATTAACAACGGTATAGTATCTCACAAAACTTTCCGTATCGTAATAACCAACATAATCACCAAATTGAATATCAATTTCTAAATCTTCTAAAGTTTTTAAATAAACTGACATTGTAATATTTCCTGGTTCAAACTGATCCATTTTAGTAGAACCTAAAAATTTATTCTCAGGTGCGGCAATCGCAACATATGCGTTAAACTCAACAGGGGGTAAAAATTTAATCCCATCTTTAACTGTTTCACCATATACGTTGTCAATTTTAGTTTTGGTTTTATCAACTCTATAAAGCACACAAGTGTAATTCATATCACCAACTAACCACTCTTGACCCATCTCAACTTCAAGGTTAAAATCGTTTTCTCCAAAAAATTTACCTAATCTTGTTATAGGAACTCTATTCGCCATTTTGTCGTATTTATTGATAAATATCTTTTTTATTGTTATTTTTATAAAAAACAAAATTTTGGAAGTTACCCCATCATTAATAGAGCATAAGGCGCTATCCTTATTGGACTCGTATTCGGGTGCCAATAATCATATATTGTATCTAAAAACAAAAAAAGAAACAAGTAAAAAGTTTTATCCTACAAGAACTCAAGCGGACTACATCGTAAATTATTATGATACGGCACCTAAAGTTGCTCGTAAGTGGGTTGACCTTGATACTTATTTTGCAAAAAAGTTTGCAGAAGAAAGATATTTGATGGAAATACCTGATAAAATTTACATTGAAAAATTATTAGTTGAAAAAGAAAAATCATACCATATTTGGGGTAAGTTTTTTGAAAAGGATCCATTAACAGAATTTTGGGTTCCAAAATCTTCATTAATAAAAACACACAATGTTGAAAAAGTTGAAGTAGATTATTCCAAATATGATCACCGACCACCATTGGATCATCAAAAAGAAGCAATAGAAAAATTGGCGGGATCAAGACGATTCATTCTTGCTGATGATATGGGTCTTGGTAAAACAACCGCAACAATTATCGCGGCTTTAGAAACGGGAGCGAAGAAAATATTAATAATTTGTCCCGCATCACTAAAGATTAACTGGCAACGTGAAATTGAAAATTATACGGATAGATCTGTATATATTGCAGAAGGTAAGAAATTTTCAACTGAATCTGATTTTGTTATCGTTAACTACGATATCCTTAAAAACTTTCATGATATGAAAGACAAAGGTAAATCTTTATTGAATCAATCTGAATTTGAATTAGTTATTTTAGATGAGGCACATATGATCTCAAATCCACAAGCTCAGAGAACAAAAATTATTAATCATTACGTTAAGAACATAAAAAGAGTTTGGTTATTAACAGGAACTCCGATGACATCTCGTCCAATGAATTATTATAATTTATTAAACATAATTGAATCACCTGTTGCTCAGAATTGGATGGCTTATGCCATTCGTTATTGTCAGGGGTACCAATTTATGGCGGGTAAAAGAAAAGTTTGGAACGTAACAGGTGCATCCAACTTAGAAGAATTACGTGATCGTACATCAAAACAAATTCTTCGTAGATTAAAAGAAGATGTTTTAGATCTTCCTGATAAAATTATTTCACCAGTATATCTTCGTTTGAAATCAAAAGAGTATGAAGAATTGATGGGAGAATATTATGATTGGTTTGACAATAAAAAAGATGAATCATCATCTCTTACGGTTCAGTTCTCAAAATTGATGAAGGTAAGAAAAGTTATCGCAAATGAGAAAACAAACCAAACTATTGAGTTTGCTGAGAATATCATTGAACAAGGTAAAAAAGTTATAATCTTCACTAACTTCACCGATACTTTACAAACTATCTATCAACACTTTGGTAAACAGGCGGTTTATTTAGATGGTAGTTGTTCCAAACCTCATCGTCAAAATGCGGTTGATGAGTTTCAAGAGAACGATAAAATTAAAGTATTTGTTGGAAACTTAAAAGCTGCAGGTGTAGGTTTAACTTTAACTGCAGCTGAGGTTGTTATTATGAATGACCTATCATTTGTTCCCGCAGAACACGCTCAGGCTGAAGATAGAGCATATCGTTATGGTCAAAAATCAAACGTACTTGTATACTACCCATTGTATGAAAATACAATAGAAGGTGCGGTATATGATATCCTAAATCGTAAAAAGGAAATCATTAGAACAGTAATGGGGGATCAACAACCTGAAAACGTTGGTGATGTTGTGGAAGAAATCCTTACCTTAATTAATAAGAGAAGGTAAATATTTATGTTATTGATAATATTTATCAATAATGAAAGTAAGCATCAAACGTACAAATTCAGGACTTAACTCTAAGTATAACGAGTTAATTCACACCTTTATTAAATTTTTGCAAAGAAATTATCAATTAAAGAATGATATCACTATTCATTTAGTAGGTCAAAAAATAGGGGGGATGTCTACAGGTAGTCAACACCCTGAAGATGGTATTAAAGTTTTAACTGATGGTAGATTGAATCGTGATATAATGAGAACATTGGCTCACGAATGGGTTCATGCTTACCAAAGAAACGTTCTTAACAGAGAACAAGGTCCTAACATTGGTGGTCAAAACGAAGATGAAGCAAACGCTTATGCTGGTAGATTAGTTAAAATGTTTGAAGAAGAATACCCACAATTTAACGAACTTGTTTTTGAGGGACTTACAGGTATAGAAAATAAAATTAATCTAATCAACGAACAAATTTTAATTTCTGAAAAACAAAACATTAAAAAAGATTTTATAATGGAGATGAAAAAAATTGGTATTGAAAAATTACCATATTCATATTCATCAATGAAACAATTTGTTGATCCTGAAACTATGGATGTTCATTACAACAAACATTATAAAGGTTATGTGAAAAAATTAAACGATGCACTTGCTAATAAGAAAGGTGATGTTGAATTAGAGGACATAATTAAAACCATTAGTAAGTACGACACTAAAGTTAGAAATAATGCTGGTGGAGCTTTTAATCACGCATTATTTTGGAAAATGTTAAGTCCAACTAAACAGAAACCAAGTGGTGAAGTGTTTGAAAAAATTACAAAACAATACGGAAATATTAAAAAATTAAAGGACGAATTTAATCAGGTAGCAAAAGATAGATTTGGATCTGGATGGGCTTGGTTAATTTTAACTAAAAACAATAGATTGAAGATTATATCCACACCTAACCAAGATAACCCTTTAATGAATGTCGTTAAGGACGGTGGATACCCGTTATTAGGTCTTGATGTGTGGGAACACGCATACTATTTAAAATATCGTAACAAACGTGACGAATACATCAATAACTTTTGGAACCATGTAAATTGGGAATTTGTTAATGAGTTATATTTGTTAAGAACAAAATAATAAGATATTTATTAATAAAAGTCATATGTCAATAATAAGCGAACCACAAAGAAGTGAACTATACAAAAAAGTTAAACACGTTTTAGGTGCACCACTTAGAAGTATAGAATTGGAAGAGGAACAAATGGACACTCTTCTTGAATTTTCTATTGACGAATATTCACAATACGTACAAGATTGGTTAACTGAATCTCAGTGGACTAATTTGTATAATTTAAATATGGACACCCAATCATTATCAAAGGCGTTCACAACAAGAAGTTTAGATTACGAAACACGATACACTTACGCATATTCTAAGATCGTAGGTTTACAAGCGGGTGGCGATTCAGTACTTAAAAAAGATTTTATACAATTAGTTCCCAACCAACAGATTTATGAAATCCCTGAAAACAGAGAACTTAACGAATTATTATGGTTCACACCGGCAACTTTAAACAGTTCAATGTTTGGTGCGGGATTTGGTTTTGGTGAATTTGGTGGTGGTATTGGTGGAGCCGGTGGATTCGCACAAATGGGTAATATGGCAGGAAGTTATTTTATGATGCCAGCATTTGATATGTTATTAAGAATGCAAGAGATCAATATTCAAAAAAGAATTATTTCAGGTGATTTAACATATAGAGTAACCGCATTACCGGGGGGTAAAAAGGCAGTTCACTTAATGAATACACCTGGAGGTAAATTTGACTTTGGTAATTCTACAATGATGAAAGGTAGAGTTTGGTATTGGTATTACGATGTTGGTCCTGAAGATAGAGACGCATGTTTAAAAAACAATCCTGATATTATTAAATTACCTTCTGATGTACCTTACGATAAAATTAGTTGGTTGGATCTTAATAATCCGGCTCAAGTTTGGGTAAGAAGATGGTTCATCGCATATTGTAAAGAAACATTGGCAAGAGTAAGAGGTAAATTCAGTGGTAACCTTAAATCACCTGATGGTGATTTGACTATGGATTATGCCGCTTTGGCAACTGAAGCCAAAGATGAAAAAACAAAATTAATTGATGAGTTAATTGGAGCTGAAGGTCGTCTAACAAGATTGAAACCTGAAAAGGTAATGGAACGTGAGGCGTTAATTGCTGAGAATTTAAATAAGGCACTTAAGTTTAGAGCAATGCCAAGACAAATATACGTTATTTAATATGCCAATAATTAAAGAAGTACCTATAAGAAAAACAATAATGAAACAAAATATCGTCATAGAAGATAATACAAAATACGATAATTTAATTTTGTTAGAAAAAAATTACACCACAAATGGTGAAGATTTAATTATTGTTAAAACAATCGGTGGATCAGAAATATTATTAAATTCTGAAACCACCAATCGTATAATTATAAAATCATTGGTTAGTGTTTTAGTTAAACCTAACACGGGTAAGATTGATGAGGAGTGGGATGAACTATTATTAGAAAAAGGAGCTTGTGTCCAATTTCAATTTGTTCAGGGTAACTGGTATATACTTTCGTCCGATGGTTTGAAGATGTTATAAACACCTCATCATACGAATTCTTCCCACCCTTCTTCAGCAAATTCATAAATGTAATTAGGGTCAATACCAACACGATTCCAAAAGTCAATTTCACCTTGCTCCATCTTGATTAAGTTCTCATAAACATCATCTTGGTCTTCAGGACTAAATGGTTTACCATTAATTAATTTACATTGATCTGTTGTATAAAAACTTCTTTCTTCAGGATTCTTTACTAACAATGTGTCTCTAACTTCATCATCAAACACAATCATCAAAGGTTCCACACGTTTGTTAAATGTTGCAATTGCTCTTTGTATATTATATTCACCTAACATTTCAGGGTTATTTTCTAAATCAGATGGTTCAATTCTATAACAATTAAGTTGAACGTATGATTCAACCATTTCACGAGGTATTTTACCATATCCTTCCATCATATTATCCAAATCAGATTGTGACCATCCTTTTTTTGGTTTGTTAACTTTCTGAACATCACCGTGAGTTGCCTTTGTTCCATTATTAACATAAAGAATCATATCACCAAGATTTGCTTGTATACCATCCTTTATAAGAAGTTCCATATGAGCCATTCGTGAGTTAAGACTACCTGCCTTTGTGGTTTGTTTACTACGTTTAATATAATCATCAATAGATAACTTAACTTTTGATTTGGATGCAATCTCAGCTAATGGAACTCTCTGGTCAAATATCTTTTGTATGTATTCGTAATACCACTCAATAAATTCTTTACCCTCACCTCTAAGTAATTGTTTAACCCCTTTATCCAAAAACTTCTCAATATATTTTGGCATCTTCTTGGATTTAATACTATTACCTGTTAGTTTAACTTTACCGTTGTGTTCCATCGTTGCATAGTTCTTACGAGCCAAGTTAATACAAGAATCCCAAGTACCGTCACAATCAAGTCCCATCTCACCTTTCATAAAGATATCGTTAAACTCAGCAACATCAGCATTATACCCACGATATTCTTTACCTTCCTTAACCAACCAATTTTTTCCTTTACCGATATAAACTCTATCATCAACACCACCCTCAGGTAATGAGAAGTTCATACCATCTGTATCACATACCAAAGGACTATACCCTCTCTTACTAAAGAAGTTTAACATTTGTCTTAAGTATTGTCTACCCGTACAAGTAATCTGTTCTCCCATATCAATATCCCCCCATGGGAATACCTGTGGTGCCGATAACGATCCGAAGAATGCGTTGATGAAGATCTTAATTGGTAATTGTTTACGGTCATAAGATGTTGATTTCTTTTTATCAATATCCTTATATTCCGCAGCTAAATTCTTATACATGATACGAGAGTTACGGAAATAAGTTAATAACCCCTTCATTGCACCCGTTATATCACACTCAGGGAACACGTCGTGAACTAACTGAATGGATGGGTATAGTGACGAGTAGTCAAGCTTAAGAACGTCCTTAGAGTACCCTACTTTAAGTAATCGTGAAAGACCACCAACAAAGTTTCTTCTTTCTTCTTTCTTGGGGATTGCCAAACCATATTTGTATGACCAAGCCAACATTACCATTTTCCATAATGTTGCGGTACCCATTGTGGATGCTCTCTCATAAGTTGTTGGAACCAAAGATGCTAATAGAAAAGTTGCTTGGTTGAACTCGTCATCCACAATCAACGTCTCCTCAAGGTCATCGTCAAGATAACGCTCAACGATATCGTCCCCTGTTGTTTTAAGGTATATATCTCCTCGTCTCACACATATCTCATCTACCTTTGAATCAATACCGACTTTTTTGTATTTACCATTTTCGGTGTTCAACCAATACTCATCCTTTTCCGCATACATTGGACCGATACTTGTGTGGTCAATGTAGATACGATCGGGTGCTTCGGCATCAATATATTTGGTAATATACTTTAATCCCGCCTCTTTAATATTTGAATTGATTGCTTGTGATCTACGAACTGAGTGAATAATATCAATTACGTTATAACCCCACATTTGAACTTGGTTAAATCTCTCAACCTCGTTTGCTAACTTTAACATTGATTCTTTCTGTGAGATTGTTTTCTTGGCGTTCATTGATATTGCAATCTTCTTAATATCTAAATTTAACGCCTTACATCTTTCAAAGATCCAAAACCAGTCAAAGTTTGCCGAGTTATATCCTGCGATGATAGATGGTTTAAGTTGGTCTATTGTTCTGAAGAATTCCACAATACCCGCTCGTTCCTCATCCTCATTTGAACACTCAATAACTTTTTGGAACCCTTTATTTGTTTTCATCCCAATCATGAATATACGACCATCCTTTGGTTCTAATGCGGTCGTCTCAAGGTCAAATACAAATCTTGTGATGTCATTATATTCTTCAAATCCTTTGAACAATCGTTTCTCTTTTGAGATGAGGTATTGTTCCACAGGTGATACCATTAGGATTTTATCTTTTGTCTTTTCTCCCCACGGATCAATTCCTCCATCACGGAAAAATTGAATTAACGAACGATAACCTTTGATTGATTTAACCATAAAAGTTAAACCATTCTCTAATCGTTCATTACCATCTGTTCGGAGTTTTTCTATTAGGATACCGTATTTACCCATGGCTTGTTTCTGTAACGCCTTGGATCCTTCGTAAAAATTAAGACCACGTAGATCACCAACCCAAGCAAACGCAATGAGTGAATCTTGTTGAATAACTTTACCCTTTCCCGGTACTTCTTTAATTTTGAAAATGTGGTCTGATATATAATCAAACTCTACGGAAACAATATGCTCCTCTGAATCGTTCCCTTCTAGGAAACTTTTAATTTCTTCTTGTGTTATCATAATACTTTTTGAGTTGGTTCATTGGCTTTCGTGTATAACGAAATTTACCTTACACTCATAAGTATATCATAAAATTATTTTGATGTCAACCTTGAAATGTTGTAGTTGTTGTGATTGGTATAAACGTTGTAGTTGTTGTAGTTGGTATTATTGTTGTAGTCGTTGTAGTTGTCGGTGTCGGTGTTGGCGGACAACAAGGTCTACAAGAAGGACAAGGAGTTGTGGTTGTTGTGGTTGTCGTTGGAATACTTACACAACAAGGGAAACTAACAACATAACAAGATTCATACGGAAGATCGTCCGCAATAAAACTTTCCTGTACGTTTATATATAGTTTTTCTCTAATTGGTAAAATTAATGTACCATCTGAATTTCTTAATAAGAACTGACCTTCATATCTACCAACCTTTCTTGTGTCGTTTGGTGTAAATTGATAATACACATAGTATTCGTATTCTGCATTTGGGTCTAATAATTTCTTCTCAACAAACCCCGCAGGTCTTGTAACGATTCGTGGAATTCCTGTTTCAGTATCTACCATAGAAAAGAAGATAGAAGCCTCCTCAATCATTTCCATCATCTTGTTATAATCACTTCTACCGTCCTTAACGACTTGCATCTTTAAAACGGGCAACGTAGCATTTTTCTTAATGTAAAATTCCATTTATTGTTTTTACAATAAATATTGCAATTAACATTCTTTTCTTAATTTACCATCATAAAAATCAAATCTGTTATGATTTGTTGGGGTTGCAAGTAAAACAGATCCTTTTATTTTACCTTTAACCATTTCCTGATAACAATGGGACATAAGAGTTTGTTCGTAAGGCATACTAAATTTTGTTTTAAGATAACATTTGTAATTACCTTCTTTTGACATTACTATTGGCCAATTACACAAATAAATCTCACCTGTGGCATATGGTATACCATTATAAGATTTAATATATTTGAATTCTAAATTAGGTGAGTTAGGGTCTAAACCATGTTCAGGCAATCTTGGGTTGTTTACCCAATGAGATTCCCTAAAAGATTGAGGAACATTATACCAAGACCATTGTTTAATATGACTACCATAAAATTCAGTAAAATTTAATTTTAAAAAGTCAAAGTTTTCTTCTTTAATAATTTTTAAAGTGTTATCAAAAATATTTTTAATTTTTCTAATAAAACCATTCTTACAAGTTACGTCTGAACCATCATAAAAGAACATATCGTCCTCAAAGAAATAATAATGACTTAAATTATTTTGATCATTAAAATGTTCGGCAATAAATTGTCTACCACCCGTAATACCTATATTATCTTTTTTAATGTGTTCAAACCCATATTGTTCACATAAATCATTATACCTTTGAGTTGTTGATAAATCAGTTGAATTATTAAGTAAGTATTTTTTAGTCTTAGTTATGAATGATGGATCGTATGATAACATAGACTCAATAAGAGTTTCAAATTGTTTTGGTGAATTAAATGTTATAACATATAAACCAATATCACTACCAACATCATTAATTTTAATCTTGGTTTCAAAATTAATTGGTTTGTCAAATTTCTTTAGGTTTTCAAAAAATGGCCACACTAACCCATTACCTTCAATCTCAAATCTATGGATTAAATCATGGTATTTGTGACACATGATTGTGAATAAACATTCGTCGGCGCCCATTAAATTATCATTCAACGTTGACTCCATAACTCCATAATATAATGTATTCATATTATGGATTGTATTTTTATGTCCACCAAAGAAACCACCTCTTGCAACATAATTTACATAATCAGTATTACAATACTTTGCCATTTGTTTTCTCTCAAACCCATGAATCTCATCGTTATATTCATAAGGATATGTTATATGAACATATTCTTTATCTAAAGACAACATATAGTTTTCTAAATTATCTAATACTTTGTCCTTTACAAAATACCCTGAATTAACTGTGTTTGTTAAACCACCATCAACCCAAAAAAGATATTCGGAATTAAATGGATTAACAATTGCGGAATCATTTAACATGAACATCTTGGTAAACATCATCGGGTTGTAATATTCTAATCTTGCTTGGGGGGAATCACCTAACCAACCAGCAAAATTTTTCCAACTGTCTGTGTTTCTTATTTCTTGTATTTTATCAAAGAATGGATTCCAAGTTTTAAAATCCTCCAAGTTTTTAATAAATATTTTTGTTGGTTTATCACCACGTATCCTTAATACTTCATCTTCTAAATCTTTAGGTATCCAAATACACATTTGAACATCTGTTTCCAAAAATTCAAAGAATCTATTTTTATAATAATCAAAGTCTCTTTTCGCCCATCCTTCAAGATTACCTCTACCCATATCCCAAAGACCGGTAACTAATGTTATATTTCCATTCATATTATTTAATTTTTTTATAATTTTAATTTTGCATGGGTACCTTCACTAAAAACCACACGATATGGTTCACCATCAATGTTTATATTAATTAATAAAAATTTTCTATGATTATATGCCGGATCACCAAATATTGTGTTATCCACATTAATCATAATCTCATTGTTTGTTAAATGTTGTTTTACTTTTTCCGTAACATCTGATTGGAGTAATGGAATGTCATTAGGATATCCCTCATCTAATTGAATACCAAGTGTGCCGTAAAATGCCGAATCAATAGTAACAATCCTTTCTTTTAATTCATTATTTTTATAAATGTAAGTAGGTAAATTAGAAAAATATGGGTTAAAATTAAATTTATAATACTCATAACTATTGTGATCCCTACCTTTATTTAACCAAGCCTCAAAGTACCATCTGTCACCAAAAACAGGTTCTGAATTTTCTCTTACAAATGATAAATTAGACCACCAAAAGTTACCCCAAAACCAACCACCATTACAAGTGACTCCGCAACTATCATGAGTTTCTAATTTTGATAAACAATCTTTGAAGTCATCAATTAAATAATATTCTAACATCTCTCTCCAGTAAGATATGCCACTTACTTTCCATTGGTTTATTTCTTTTGTGTTTAAATTGGTATAATTGTTTGATACTCCTTTTGAATGGAAATAAAAAACTTGTCCGTTATAGGTTTGAGATAAGTCCCAAATTTTTTTAATTGCCCAATACTCATAACTATTTCTATGAGTTTTAAACATATTAACTTTATCCATCCCATCAAAGATTTGATCAATACCATTATACTGTTGATTAACATCAATACAAGTAACTTCCATAATGTCACACCAATCGTATAAGCCAGATTCTTTTAATCTTTTAATTTGAGAATTAACAATATCTAAATAATTACCCACACAATAAATGTGATACACAATGGCATTTATGTTTTCTCTTTTTACGGTATCAACATAATTAAATTTCTTTTTATATATGTTGTCAATACTTCTGTTTGGAAGTGACCCATACGCAAATGCGTGAAATATAAACCTTTCTTCATTGTACTCCCTTGCATTAAAATCATTATTTTTAATAATTTTAAATTGTTCTGGTGATTTTAATCTTTGGTGTAGTAAACCAATACAAGTTTGGTCGTGCCATAACCCTTGTTTATAATTTGGAAATTCTTCACATATGTCCCACCAATCTTTTATAAATTCTTTTGAGAATTGATTGTTCTTTAATAACATAACACCGGCATTAACCAATGATGGTCCGTGATCTTCTGTCATTAATATACTAAAATCATTTGTAATGAACTCCTCTATTTTTCTATTGTTATTACAAAATATGGCATCAATATCCATAAATAAAACGTAATCACAATCGGGGTGATTTAAAAATACTTCTTCTATTAAAAATGGTTTATACCAAGTCCAAGAACGAGATCCAATTTTATTCTTTATTTTGTCCCCATCACGTTCCACAAAATATTCGTAACCATTATCATTACAATATTTTTGATTTATTTCTTCAGAGAATTTACCATAAGAAACATTTGATGTATAAAATTGAGCAACAACTATCTTCATATTATAAATTACCTGTTAATCTATCACACCACCCTTTTGATACTGAGTGAGGCCATACAACCCAATAGGTTGGTTTATCAGTGGCATTAAATTCTCTCCATATCTTACAATAACCATCAGGGTCGTTTTTCATTCTATTGATCTCGTCAACTCCGGCATCTAATCTATATAACGTTTCATCCTTTGAGTTATGGAACGCCACAACCCAAAAATCATAATCTGTTTCAGGGACACTACCATAATGAACGTCAATACAATGTTTGAATATTGAAGAGAATGATCCTTTCCACTCTTCTTCCGAACTATATATGTAAGGGTTTGGTGGGTATTTTTTATCTAATGTGTATTGTTGAACCGCTCTTTTTGAGAACAATACTCCAGCATATTTTTCATAATCTTGAATTGTTCTTTCAGTACCTAAACCATAGATACCAAAATCACTATCAGGAGTTTCACCATCAACACCTAATAACTGTCTATTTTTTTGGTGACATCTTTCATTTCTTTTACCCCATTCTTTGTCATCATCCCATTGTTTTGTTCTACCCTTACGAGTGTATTCATGCCAAATAACAGTTTTATGTGGGTGAAATAAATCATAACCATGCGTGTAAGCTCTAACTGCAATTGAGATTTCTTCTCCGTGGAAATAAAACTCAGGGTCATGTTGTACCTCAGTAGAGAATTGACCTAAAGTAAAACAGAAGTGAGCGGAATAAAATCTTGACGGGATTGGACTTTTTAGTTTATCCCAACCTGGTATTGTTTCAGGCAAAAAGAAAACACATCCTTCAGGTGTGAATCTATCAAATGACATTCTCCACGGTTCCTTAACTCTTCCTTGTGGGTCATTATCAGGATCAAATGAAGAAACGTATCCTGTTAACAGAGGTTTTTTGTGACCTTTCTTTTGTAATTGTTTAATCATTTTGATTAAGGTGTCATCCCAATCCTGTTCAAATCTCATATGAGAATCAATCTGTAAGGTATATTCTTCACCGTTATATAATTGTTGGGTTAAATTTCTTGCCCAACAAACACCTGTTGATTCTGTATATGGAATATCTAATATTCTAAATCTGTGATCATCTTCATATTCTGACAGATCATCAAAACCGTCTTCAGGGTGAAATTGTCTTGCAATACCAAGTCTAATGTTTTTTGGTTTTTTTGATTTATCCAACATATCTTTTATTGTTGGAATTAATTGTGGATCTCTATAGGATGCTATTTGCACAAATATTTTCATATTTCTTTTTATGGAAAAAATACTAATGAAGATAGAATAATAAATAGAAACTAATTAACTGCTATGACAAATATTAACTACTTTGCACTTGATGTTGGTGTTGGTGTTGGAGTACTAGTTGATGTCGGTATAGGTAATACACAAGTCCCATCAACACAAGGTGATCCGTAATTAACTACGACATTACTTAAATTAGTTACATTACTACCACAATAATATACAATAGAATTACCGGCAACAAGAACATTACCTATAACATTCCCAAAACAATCGGTATAAGTGAAAGATCCTCCACTACCATTATCACAACTAACTGCAAGACAACAACAAGTACAAGGTCCTGTTGCGGTAGGTGTTAATGTTGGGGTTGGTGTCGGTGTTGGGGTAGGAACACATTGGTAGTATTGGAATGATTCACATAATTGGGAATCAATTATTTTTATTAATATTGGTGTAGCATATTCTAATGGTGCGGGAGAATCAAAGGTTATTGTTCCACCACCAAAAGTTATTGCAAAATAACAATACGTGTTTGTTACATCACAAACGTAAACGTTAAATGGTGGAGTACCTGTTGGGTTTGATATTTGAATAACGTTAGACACTTATTATAATCCGAATCTTGATTTAGTTGAGTTCCAATAAGAAGTTATCTGACTTGGGTTTAACGCTTTATCATAAATGTTAACTATTGATAAATAACCATCCCAATAATCTGATAAATCCCATCGTTCCATTAATCTTATACCAGAACCTGATGATGTTGGTGTTCCCACATAGTTAGTACTATCTACTAACGTATTGTTAACATATAAATTAATAGTTGACCCATCGTAAGTTCCGACAATAAAATACCAATTATTTGGTGTTAATGAATAACCATCCGTAACTTGCCATCCGCCATTAAAGAATCCTACACTAAATGGACCATTATTTTTACCAAGTGAATAGTTTATACCTCCACCAACAAAGGTTTCAGTAACAATACAAGGTGCGCTGCCTGTTTCCGACCCTGTGTAGTAATGCCAAACACCAACAGTCCAAGTACTTAAACTTGGTAAACTTGTGTTACATATTGCGTATTGCCCACCGGGAGCATAAAAATAAAATTTACCTCCATTACTCGGATCATATCCAGGACCATTAACTAAATTAAATGTTTTGCCGCCAATTATATCAGTCCAAACTGTTCCTGTACCCGGATAACTTAATGGGTTACCCGCATCTAAAGATAGAATAGGGATAAGATATGAATTCCAATAACCATTTGTTGTTAAACCTGTTGAAGCGTCAGGTGCGTTATCGTAATTTGAATTTAAAAGTATATTTGCAATATCAATAAATTCATTGTCATCAAAACCGTTAGTTCTAAAAAAACCAACGGATGCTGTTTGTCCAAAAACAGGTGTTGGTTGGGTATCACCTGAAACAGGTTGAGCAATTACATAACCCAATTCTTCGTCGGGCCCATTCCACCATTCGGTTCCTGTATATCCTGTTGTTGGGTAACCAATGGATAAATTACCAACTTGTATTGTTCCGTCAATTGGTGATCCTGTATTATACGCAAAAGGTCTTGTTGTTGACATAATAGTTTTTAATAATAAATATCAAGACCTATATAATTTCCAAGACCTTATTATAGACAATGATTGGGTTTGGGTGACATTCAAATGTTTCTTTTCTTTCCAAACAATTTACTAACGAAGGAATCCCCTGAATTGAACCCCATTCTCTAACTCCGTATCTCATGTCGGAAGCACAATTTAAACCACAACCACCTCTAACATAGTGGTACTTATATTCTTGATATCCTTTTCTATATGGCGATCTGAACTCAGGATTAATTGAACTACCCAATTGAATGATTTCAACATCTGTTGTTCCCGCTAAATGTAATAGACCTGAGTCCATTGTAATAAAACACATTGATTTATTGATGAGGTGCCAAGTTTGTGATAAACTTGTTTGGTTCATTAGGTTCATACCTAATTCTATTGGAAAATTAAATACAGGTTTATCCACATTGGATCCACCAAGTTCAGAAGAATCTTTACCTACTGAAACAACTGTAATTCCTTTTTGATTTAAAAGTTTTACAAGTAGTTGCCATTTTTTTGCATCCCATGTTCTTGAATTCCAATTTTGAACGGGGTGAATTAAAATATATTTTTCAGGTAGACCTTCAATCGGTTCGTATTTATCTGAAATATAATCCAATTCCATTTCATCTTTGGTTAACATAAACCCAAGATTAATTGCGTGAAATTGTCTGATATCCATTGCATTGTGTTTATAACAAACACCATTTGGGTGATAACCAATATTAAATGAATTAAAGACCTCATATTCTTGTCTCTGTTCATCTGTTAACGGATTAACCACCTCATCATAAATTACATCAACATATGGGTTATTTGAGAATAGATATGGGTGATAAGTTATAACCGAAATTTTCTGACCATATGTGTGGTAAAGTTTTCTTAAAGTCGGAGTTGAAGCCAAGGTATCACCTAACGCCCTACAACCTAATAAATCTAAACATACTTTTTTCATATTAAAAGTATAAATAAATGACTTATAAAATACAGAATTACAAAAACTTTTTTATCATTAAAGTATTATGAGAAATAAAATTAGATTATTATATTTAACGCCACATCTATCAACAGGTGGGATGCCTCAATTCGTATTAAAACGAATTAAAGAACTTCAAAAATTTAAAGACCAAATTGAAATATTTTTGGTTGAGTTTTCTAAATTTAGTGATACGTATGTTGTACAAAGAAATGAAATCATTAATCTATTGGGTGATGGTCATTTCTTTAGTTTAGGTGATACAAAAGATACCGAAAGAAAATCTCATTTGATTGACATTATAAAGAATAATCATATTCATATTGTTCACTCAGAAGAAATGTTAGAAGGGTTTGAAAGTTTTAATAAGATCCCACTAACGGTATTGAACGAGTTATATTCAAATGATAGAACTTGGAAAATAATTGAAACTTGTCATAACATTTGGTTTAACCCTCAAACACATAAAAAGTTCAATCCTGACGCATATTGTTTTGTCACACCTTACCATCTAAAAGATACGTTCTCAAAAGAAAAACCAATGAAATTTTTATCGTTATACCCTATTGAAGATAAGGTAACAGAAATTTTAAAAGAAAACGAAATATACGGAAACTTTAATCAGGTACCTCTTATTGAAAAAATAAAGGTTAGAAATGAACTTGGTTTAGATATGTTTAAAACTCACGTACTTAATGTTGGTTTATGGACAAGTGGTAAGAATCAAGGTGAAGGCATTAATGTTGCAAGAGAACTAGTTGAATCAAACCCCGATATTGAATTTCACTTCATTGGAAACCAAGCTCCAAACTTTGAGGAATATTGGGGACCTATTATGAAGGACTTACCTTCAAATGTTAAAGTATGGGGGGAACGATCTGACGTTGATAAATTCATGACGGCTTGTGATGTGTTAATGTTTAACTCAACTTGGGAGTGTAATCCATTGGTAGTTAGAGAATCAATTAACTACGGTATGAAAATTATTGCAAGAGATTTACCACAATACATGGGTATGTTTGATGACTATATAACACCAATTGAAGGTGACGTAAAAAATATATCAAAACAATTAGTTAATCTCATTAATAGTAAAGATGAGTATAAGATATTACCTGACAAAACATTTGGTGAGGATTTACTTGCGATGTATCAAACGGTAAGTAATTTAGATGTCACAGAAAACAAACCATTAAAGAATGACTACACGTTTGTTAGACATTATGTTACACAACCTTATTTTGAAGTGTTGGGGACATCAGACAACAAATTAAAAATTAATTGTTATGACGGTAATAATAATAATGTTTACCAAAATGAACTATCAATTAATAGTTGGATTAAATTAAAAAAAGAATACTTTATTAAATGGAGAACTACCGTTGAGGAAAATGGTGAAATGATATATGACCAAACTTTAGATCTAAAAGATAAAAGAGTTTATATTTCGTTTGGTTCAAAATCTTTAGGGGATACAATGGCTTGGATTCCATATTGTGAAATCTTCAGAGAAAAACACGGTTGTGAACTTATAGTTTCCACATTCCTTAATAGTTTATTTAAAGATCAGTACCCTAACATTAAATTTGTTGAACCAGGTGATTTGGTTCCAAATATACACGCACAATATAGATTAGGTTGGTTTTACAATGAAGACGGTAAATATGATAATAACAAACATCCTTTTGATTTTAAAAAGATTCCGTTACAAAAAACCGCAACAGACATATTAGGTTTAGATTATAAGGAAGTGAGACCTCTATTAAAATTACCTAACACACCCAAAAAGAAAAAGGTAGGTATTGGTTTCCATTCAACCGCACAAGCAAAGTATTGGAACAACCCTAACGGGTGGCAATCGGTTGTTGACCACCTTAACGATTTAGGTTATGAGTGTATGATTTATTCTAAAGAAGGTGATGGTTATATGAATAACGTTCATCCTAAAGGTGTAACAATTTTTAAAGGTGGTAATCTACAAGAAGTAATTGATGATTTGTCATCTTGCGAATTTTTCATTGGTCTTGGATCAGGATTGAGTTGGTTGGCTTGGGCTTGTAAACTACCTGTTGTTTTAATCTCAGGGTTTAGTGAGAAATGGGCAGAAACAACTTTAGATACATACAGAGTCATCAACGAAAGTGTTTGTCACGGATGTTTTAATTCAGAAAGATTAGATGCCGGTGATTGTAATTGGTGTCCACTACATAAAAATACAAGTCGTATGTTTGAATGTACAAAACAAATAAGTTCAGACATGGTAATAAAACAAATAAATAAAATAATTAACAAAGAAGTAATGGTAGAAAAATCAGATGAAATTGTTTTTGATTGGGGTAAAAAAAGTAATTGGTACGTAGATGCCGCAATAAAAGAAATATTTGAAGATGACATATATGAAAGATTCTTTGAGGTTGAAGAAGGTGATGTTGTTGTGGATTTAGGAGCGTCATTAGGTCCATTCACATATAAGATCCTACCAAAGAACCCAAAACAATGTTATGTTGTAGAACCATTGTCTTATCAGATTGATGTCCTCAATAAAAATGTCGGTAGAGATAACGTTAAAATTATTCAAGGAGCAATCACAGATAAAAAGAAAATTGATATCACTTGGGATGATGTTAGTGAAAGTGTTCCAACATTTACCTTCAAAGAATTTTTAGAAGAGAATAACATTAAACACATTGATTTCTTAAAGTGTGATTGTGAAGGTGGAGAATACGATGTGTTCCAACAAAGTAACATTGAATTCTTAAAAACAATTCCAAAGATTGTCACTGAGTTCCATATGAGAGATGATGAAAATTTCCATAAATGTAAGTTCAAATGGTTTAGAGATAATATCTTCCCACAATTTGATAACATACAAGTTTTCTCCGTAGATGGAGTTGATATAAAATGGAATCTTTATAATGATCATTTCTTAGAATATTATTGTGAAGTAATTGTATATATGGATAATAGAAAATAAAATGGAATTAGGGTTTAAAATATCAGGGTGTTTTGGTGATGTGTTAAACTCCACACCATTATTGAAGTACTTTAGTAAATCACATAATCGTAAATTGAGTGTTGAGACCAACAGACCAGAAATATTTAGAAACAATCCATATGTTGACAAAATATACAACCCCGAAGAAGGTCAAATAATGCCACACGATTTTGTGTTTTATGATTGTAATGGTCACAACTTTGGTGACACACAAAAACAAATTAGAAAGATGCACTTAGTTGACTATTGGTCAACACATTTAGGGTGTATCTTAACCCCCGAAGAAAGAACCTTAGAGTTCTATCCTGATCCATTGGACATTGATCTACCTGAAGGTAGATACGTTGTTGTAAACCCATCCATAACTTGGGAATCAAGAACTTGGGATCAGGAGAAGTGGGAAAAATTAATTAACATGATTCTTGACTTAGGTTATAAAGTTGTTGTTGATGGTAAAGATGTTACATATGGTGATGACAAAAAAAGTTTCTTTAAGATAGATAACCCTAATGTCATTAACACGGGTAATAAATTAAATCTTTCACAAATTTGGCACGTTATAAATAATAGTTTTGCTATCTTCACAATGGATAGTGGGTTATTACATTTAGCAGGAACCACTGACACAAACATAATTGAATTGGGTAGCGCAATTAATCCTTACTATAGAACGCCTTACAGAAATGGAAGACAAGATTACAAACATAAATTTGTTGGAGGATCTTGTAAATTATTTTGCCAATCAGATATGAAATATAATGTATTAGGAGATGAAAAAATAACAAGATGGAATGGTTATAAAAGTCCAGGTTGTTTTGAAAATAAACCAAAGTATGAATGTCACCCATCACCAAATGCGGCATTTAACGATTTACTTGAATTAATAACAAATAAATAATGGAAATAGAAGTTTCAATTGGGGAGATAGTAGATAAACTATCTATTTTAAGAATTAAAAAACTTAACATAACCGACAAAGACAAATTAAATAATATTATTAAGGAATACGATTACCTATTTGAAATAGTATTTAATAAATTAAAGATTGATTCTGAGGATTTTCATAAATTACAAATTGTTAATGAACGTCTTTGGGATATTGAAGATAAAATAAGAAACAAAGAAAGGGAAAAACAATTTGACTCTGACTTTATTGAATTGGCGAGATCTGTTTATGTTACAAATGATCAAAGATCGGAAATAAAAAAAGAGATTAATATTAAATACGGTTCATCTTTTGTTGAAGAAAAATCGTATAAAGAATATTAATTATTTTATATTTGCAATTACCAACAAGTTACAATTACTAAACCATCACCACCAGCACCTCCTTGACGCCCAGGTCTCGGAGATGTTCCAGCTCCACCACCACCACCTCCACATCCTGGACCACCATTACCTCCATAACCACCGTCACTAGCATTATGACTAGCACCACCTGTACCTCCAAGAGAAACAAAAGGTTTCATCATAAACATTCCATTTTGTCCATTACCACCAGGAGCGACACCACCAGCAACATCAACAACAAAACCTCTACCAGATATTGACCCACCATTTGCACTTGTACCAGGGTTTGCAGCATTTATACCACCTCCACCTCGTCCAGCAGAAAATGGTATAGAACCTGTTCCATATACATCAGCAAGTGGTGAAGCAGTTGCGTTACCATCACCACCTTTAATACCAATTCTATTTGTAAATGTACCTAACGATACCATACCCATACCTGTATTAGTTGTCGCGGTACCTCCCGCACCTCCTGTACCCCCTGCGGCACCTGTTCCAGGATTTCCGGCACTACCACCATTAGCCTGAGCGATATATAAATTATTTAATGCAATCGTACCACCTAAGTTAGTAGTAACAATTGATTGACCACCAGCAATACCCGCACTCGCAGGATCACCACCAGCACCACCTGATCCTCCCGTACCAACCAATATGAGTAAACTATCTGATAGAAAAATTTTAGGTATAACTACACGAGTAAGAGCACCTGTTCCTCCACCTCCACCTCCACCACCAGCTGAACCAGCGGCTCGAGTAAATCCACCACCTCCTCCACCTCCTGCACCCATACATAAGATATAGACCATAGTTATACCTTTAGGTAAAGTGTAAGCATATTGACCCGCAGTATAATATATTTGCGTTTTGTGAGCGTTATTTGTTAAATTATATGCAAAATCCATAATTAAATTTTTACCAACACTGTATTATTACTAAACCATCACCTCCACGTCCTCCTGTCCCTCCAACACCTGTAGGTGTGGTACCAGCACCACCACCTCCACCACCAGTACCAATGTTTCCATCACCACCTGCTCCACCTGAAGCAGGTGTAGTACCACCTCCTCCACCACCACTTCCTGCAATAGAATAGAATGGGGTTAATGAAAATACCCCTACACTACCTGCACCACCTGACTGTCCTCCAGTATTTGTAGGGACTATACCTGCACCTGTTAAATTTCCTCCATTTGTTGGTGTGGTAGCTCCTGCCGCCATACCCCCTCCACCAGCACCCCCATATAACATACCAAGAGAACCCCATGTAAGTGAAGTTCCATTAGTTGTTGTCCCTGCACCTCCACCAAGGCCTGCAATTGTTGTCCAAACTCCAATCGTTGAGTATAATGCGTCTGCAACGTTAGCGGTGGAGCCTCCATTACCAGCAGTTGCTCCATTACCTCCAGTACCACCTGAAGTGGTTATAATACGTGTATATATATCAGTATTACCAGGAACAGGCATATCAACAAATGTAGGACCTCCATTACTTCCAGCTCCTCCACTCGATACTCCCCCAGCACCTCCAGTACCTACATTTATTATCAAAGAATCTGTTATAAAAATTTCAGGAATAATTAATCTAGTTAAACATCCACCTCCACCACCTCCACCTCCTGACCTATTATTTGCAGATGAGTTAGTAGCACCACCAGCTCCCCCACCACCAGCACTAATAGCAGTAATGGATATCATAGTTATACCTTGAGGTTTTATCCAAGTTCCTGACTGATAAAACACTTGTGTTTTATAACTATAATCAGCT